GGTATTACTAGTACCATATATACCTGTAATGACACCATCGCGCCCACAATCAAGATTTGTTTCGGGCGTATTCATCCTTGTCGCAAACGATCTTTGGTTGCCATTTTTATCATATATAATTATTTTTCCGACAGAATCCCATTCACTGCCGGCCCAAGCTTGTATTCGCTGATATCCTCCAACTGGCGGTTTACCGTTTTGCCATCCTACTGTGAAGTCGGTATGACCATGTAGACCCCCAAAGAATTTTGTCCCAGTTGAACCAGTACATTGTCCACCGATACCATGTAAACCGGAGTCAGATGCGACAGATAATGTTTCAATATGTTCCCCGTTTGCACACATCATTTCAAATGGCGTATACACGTCACGTGATCGAGTTGCGTCTAGCTTTCCACATCGTGTGATATCCTTACCTATACAAGTCGATCCAGTTGGTCCAGTGACATCGCCCGGCGATCCAGTAGATCCGTTTGATCCTGTTGAGCCGGTTGGACCAGGTGCGGGTGTTTGAGCCGCATCTAACGTAACTTTTGCAGTTGCAATAATCGTAGGATCTTCCTTACTTTTTGCAGATACAACAACTGCCCCGCTACTGGCACTAGCTGTAAATACTCCGGTCGCCGGATTGATTACACCTAAAGATGGATTATCAACCGACCAATCTACAGCGGTATTTGTAGCACCTTTTACGGTTGCGGTAAATTTTTGCGTTTTTCCTTTTTCGACTATTGCGAACTCTGGCAGAATATTTACTATTACACTTGTCCGAAAATAAAACCAATATATTATGAAACCGATAATAATAAGTAATATTAACGCTATGATACCGACAAATAATTTTGTGTTATTCGATTTCATTTATATATTTATATGTGATTAAAAATTATGGTATCTTTTGAAGAATAAAAATCTTCGATATGATTAGATATGAATTATAACAAATTCCAAATACTTGAATTTGATCTGAAAGATATGGTTATGGATCCTGCAATTGTTATGATTGCTAAACGTGGTACTGGTAAAAGTTGGATAACGCGAGATATTATTTATCATTACAGACATATACCTGGCGGTGCTGTTATCGCACCAACTGATAAGCTGAACTCATTTTATAAATTTTTCTTTCCAGATATATACATACATTATGAAATTAAACCGGAAGTATTGAGTAAAATATTAGCCAGACAACAACTTATGATTGATAAAGCGAAAGATAAAAAAAAGAAAGGAATAAAAGTAGATCCATCTGGAATATTAATTATGGATGATTGTTTGAGTCAGAAAAAAACATGGGCGAAGGATCAAAATATTACGGAGATATTGATGAACGGGCGACATTTTAGGTTGACATATGTCCTGACGATGCAAACTCCTTTGGGAATAACTCCTGATTTGAGATTAAATTTTGATTATGTATTTTTATTAAAAGAGGATTCTCATATTAATAAAAAGAAATTATACGAAAATTATGCTAGTATGTTTCCTAGTTTAGCATATTTTGAAAAAGTATTTACGGAATGTACTAGAGATTTTTGTTCTATGGTGATTGATAATAGAAAACCAACTGATACAGTGCAAGAAAAAGTATTTTGGTTTAAAGCTAAAGATAGAAAATTTACATTTGGATCTAAAAAATTTGTTGGTATTCATAAAAAATATTATGATCCCGAATTTTTACGTAAACGTGTTGCCGAACAATTGTGCGATAATGCTAGATTGTTTGGTAAAAAGAAGAATGAGGTCGAAATTAGAATCGAAAAAGTTTAATCATAAATTATTAATTTATGATTAAATATCTAATTGCATACGTTCGCTAGTATTTTTTGGTGTCTCCTTGGCTGCCATAATTTCATCAAGCTCGGGATCAGCTAAATAATCCATCAAGGACTGAATATTATCATCATCTTCCTTATTTCCAGTAGAAGTAACTTTTTTTTCTGCAGACACAGTCTTTGCTTTTTTCTTCTGCTTTCTTTTTTCATTTGTAGTTTTTGATTGATTAGCTGCCGTTTCTGTTTCATTTTTAGATATCAATGCCTCTTTTCGTTTTTCAAATTCTTCTGTTTCGATAGATAAATTATCCAGATAGCATTTCATCGCATAATTAAGTCGCGCAAGTTGGACAGTAGCGTCTATATCTGATTGTGTAGCGAATGCGCACCATTTGCCGACTTCAAATATATGAATTTGATCTTCTTTGTACAATTTTTCTAATTTCATTGATCTTTTTTGCGCTTCTTCCAACGTTTGAAATAGACCTCTGATTTTAATACACATTTGCCCTAATCCTTTTATTTTTTCAGGAGAATAGATAGTAATGCATCCAAATTTTAACCCGACAGATTCATTTTCATCAAGATAATCAACGTTATTTACCTTAACCATTTCCTTATCCATGACTTCTCTGGCTGCCGCTTCTTCCTTAATTTGGTTTGTTGGTTTATTATTTTGGTTAATCATCTCCCATTCATATGCAGTAATTTTTCCTTTATCATACAATTGCTTCTGTAATTGTTGTAATTTAGCTTCTTGTCTATTTTTGACTTTTGTCGGTGCAGGAGTATAATTATTTCTGTTTTGTTCGGACATCAATTTAATCTTATCGACGTTTTCCCGTCTAGTTTTTTCTAAATTATTAAGTTTTGGATCCTTATATTGTAACGAATCAGATTTTGTTGCATCATCCCACGCATATAATTTTCCCAATTCTGCTAAATATACATCGTGATTCTGATTTTTATCTTTAATCTTAACTGCATCTTGATCACATAATTCATATGTGTTATATCCGTTATGCACTTTAAATCCATATATATCCAAATGTTTAGTTTTTTCAACCTTATTAGCCGTTAAAAAACTAATGCTACAATAGTTAATATTACCAAATGGTGCATCGTTTTCTATTTTATTCAAAATCGTAAATTTTTTTGTGTTCGCCATTATCTGTATATAAATCGCATCCATTTTTTAAATCATTATAATAACGCGCAAAATAGTTTTAATATTGATTAATATTATAATGGAAGACAATGATAAACAAATAAAAAAAGATATGACACTTATCATTAAAGAAAATAATAAACTCAAAAAAGAATTACTCGAAAAAAATACAATCATCAATTCAATCGTCAACCAAAACGTCACTGAAATAAAACTAATAAAAGATAAATATGAAGATATTCTTAAAAATTTAATGACTTCATACGATGATAATATTAAATATCTGAACAGTTCGTACGATATATACAAACATGGTTTAGAAAAAAGATTACGAGACACAATGAAAACACATTATAAATTAAATAATGAAAAATGTGATATCTTGTCAAAATATAATGATGAATTAACTAAAAAAATTAAATTACACGACGATATCAACGAAAAATTATTAATAACAAACTTCCAACTGAAAGAATCGGAATACGTTAAGAACATGACAATTGCACAACTAAATGATTTATCGTCCGTCCATAAAAATTGTACTAATATTATTTCAGCAGACGAAACGATAATACACAACCTACGAAATGAAAATAATCTCTTGCGATCTCAGATAGAATCATCAGATATTAATCAAATAAAAGAAATTAAAAACAAATATGACATGTTGCTATTCGACAGTATAAATAAACAAAATGATTTTGACATGCAGAATATGGAAATTTTAAATCTAAAAACAAATTATTCAAAAATAACAGAAATAAATAAATTGTTATACGCGGAGAAAAAAGATATGTCGATTAAGATGACAGAATACATCAACCAAATAGATAATTTAGCGATCAAAAATTTATCGCTAAATAAAACAGTTAATCTGATAACAATAGAGAAAGAAAATTTGTACCAAGAAAACCAACATTACATGCGGGAATATGAAATAATTAAAAAAGAACTATACGAAATAAATTCAAATGCACTTGCTAAGACTGCCAAATTATATGCGGATTTTGAAAACGAAAGGCAAAAATATATTACTGATACAAATGACGTGCATGGAAAAAATATGTTAATTTTAAACGATCAAATTCAAGGAATGCAGCAACAGCATAATAAATATGTACAGGAAAAGGATAGTCAAATTAAAAGTTTGATGGATTATATAAAATCATTTACGGATAACCAACATGCCCTATTTTGTGACATGGAAACGTTAAAATCCGCAAACAATAAATTATCTGCAAGTCAATCGGATATTGATAAAATATTGTCAAAAATTCGTGCAGAATATGAGACAAAATTGAATGATTTATTAGATTCAGTTTCAAAAGAAAAAAATGCATTGATCGAAAATTATAAAGAAACTATTGCGAAAACACAAGAAACTAACGCAGCATTGGAAGAACGTTTAAATCAAACAGTTGATGCATTAAGTTTATCTAGAATTACAATTGCAAATATGAGAGACAATAATCTATCTTTGGAAAAAAAAATTCAAACAATGGATCGTGGCGATGATCATCATGATATGCGTATAGAAATATCATCATTGAAAGAAAAATTAGATAAATCGGTAGAACTTTGTAATACATATGGAATTAATGAAAAACGATACGAATTACAAATAAAACAATTGCAAACAAAATGTAATAAATTGATGATGGTAACTAAAAATATGAATGATTCATCTCTGAATAATTTAAAAACGAGCTCGGAATATATAGGTAATTATTGATTTTTTTCTTTTCAATATATATAAATATCATGGCAGATTATTACACGAATACCAGTGATTATGCACCATCCAAACCGATTGTAAGTTCAGAAATGAACCGACAACCATCCAGACAAGATAACATGTTTTCGGCAAACGATCAGCAAATGATGCAACAACCCATGATGCGACAACCAATGATGCAACCAATGATGCAACAACCAATGGGAGATATGAAACAATATTTGTATGATATGAATCCATTTGATTTTGATTGGAAAGATGTTATGAAAAGGGCTGTAAAATATTTGATTGAAGGTGTCGCAGTCGCATTTGTCGCATATGCATTCACACGTGGAAAATTGGATTTTAAGGAGATCTTGATGCTCGGTATAACTGCTGCGTTTGTTTTTGCCATTTTGGACACATTTTCTCCAACTGTATCACTTGGCGTCAGATTTGGTGCAGGATTCGGTATAGGTCAAAGTCTATTCGGTGTCGGCGCTGCAGGGCTTCCTCTTGCTACCAGCGTTATCGCATTTTAAAATTAATACTATTAATTTCAAAATGAATAAAATCTTATTAAATAATATTGAAATATGGAACATTATAGAGAAAAATATTTAAAATACAAAAGTAAATATTTGATTCAAAAAATTAAGCAAATTGGTGGAGATTGTAATATGGTATGTAGTCAGTTGAATCAATTGACAAATGTTCTTGTACATGGCGATTGTTTGGACGGATTATTTACTGCTTATTTATTACGTAAAAACTGTGTGACTGACGTAACTAAATTCGAATTTATTGCCCCCGGATTAAACATTATTAAAAAATTAGATGAAATAGAAGACATTGGAGATCGTAAAATAGGATTATTTGATTTATCATTACCTGATCCTGACCAAATTACAAACAAATCATGTAATAATAATGTTTTAACGATAGATGACAAACATGTGACACATATTGTGGATCATCATTTTATGACTTTGAAATATAAAGATCTCTGTGAAAAAGTTGTCAACTATGATGGCGCATATTCTACGAGCGGCACCATTTGGAATCAGATAAATAATAAAGACATCGATGAACAACCTGAATGGAATAAAAATTTAGGTGATTCTACAGCAGCGCAAAGACTCGTTGCGTTCGTTAACGCGATTAGTAGCGGTGACAGAGGACAATTAGCGTTAAATAAAGACGGCAAGAAATTTATGTTATACATCGGATTGCAAAAAGTTCTAGATCTCTACAGAGTATATAAATATAGCAAAAAAACATATTTTAGAGAAAAATATACCGATAGAAAAATAGATCCTTGGATAGGATTTACTAATATAATTGATTATTTGGTATCAAACGCAAATATTGAATTAATTCAAGTTATTGGCGCCATTGAGATCGTATCAGTCTATAATTTTTTAAATACGGGACACCAAGATATAAAATTTGTAACTCGCAAGGGTAATCTATATGATGCAAAAAATAATATTATTGATAATAACACATTGTATGTATCAAAAAGGGGTCCGTCAGATTCTATACTTGGTCAGGTTATCGGAATAACACTCAAAAATACGGACTTTGATCCCATAAATTATATTATCATATACAACAAAGATAAATATATGAGTGCTGCTAGATTTATGATCCGCGACGTATCAGTTACCGACAGTAATAAAATTGATGCAAATGATAATGCGAATACGTTGGCTAAAAAAATGAATCCAGATGATTCTGGTGGACACGAAAGAGCATCTAGCGTCGGAATCAACGCAAATGCTTGGAATAATATGTTAAAAGTTCCAGAAATTGATCATAGTAAATCTTTTAAATTGCTGCCGGCAGATGAAGAGGTAATTAAAAATGTATTAGTAAATGCGTTCGGAAATTTAGGAGCCCGAGCGTTTTGGAAAATATTTAATAAAAACGAATTCAAAAGTGGGACAATATATGATATGGTTTCGATTAACGTGGGCGAAAATTATGAAAAATATATTTATGGATTAATAGAAGCGGGTCTAAATCATACATTTGTTAGTACTTCATGTGGGATGCCGATAGTCAATAAATCGATCCCACAATTAAATCCTAACGCGCAAACATATCCTCGTCCCAATCCTTATGTGCAACAAAATCCTTATTTACAACAACAAAATCCGTATCGATATAATCCAAATTTGCAACAAAATTATTATCCGACACAAAATCCTTATTCTGCACAACTAAATCAATATCAATATAATCCTTATCAGCAACAAGATACCACTCTAAAAGGTTCCCGCTAGTATATAATTGATAGATAAATTTTAAAATTTATCTATCAATTTAAAAAATCATAATGATCTATAAAATTTCCAACGCATGTATTCGCATATATTTTTCCATATTTTATCGTGTTGTCGGAGTTTGGTATTATTTTTTAACAGAGGAAAATAACTGATATATTCATCAAGATCCAATAATTCGCAAAATTTATGTAAGATGTATGAATAGTTCAAAAAATTAGTCCTATTTTCCGGACAATAAAGTGCGAAGGGTTTTTGAATATCTTTGAACATTTTTTTGATCTTCGCTTCATCGGTACGGCTAAAATTTGGTGGTTCTTGGCCGTTAATTATTTGTAAAATATGTGGTACATGTTCATAATATTTACGAAAATTTAAATTTTTAAGTATTCTTCTTAATTTGAAGATATCTAATTCATTTTTATCAATCTTTCTTTTTTTGATTTCACTGTACATACTTTCAAACACTCTTGGAGGTATGTCGGTTGATTCTTTAGCTTGCAATTGACTTAAAATTTCAGTTAAATGGTTGATACGTTTATAAGCATAAGTATTTGAATCCTGCAATGGTTCTTTATAGTTAGGTTTGCTATGTTGTGTATAGAAAGATTCACATATTCCGCATTTTTCACATACTAAATTTCCGTCGCTGATTAGAATATTACCACCACATTCAGGTTCTGTGCATACGTTTGAATTTTTCTTACGTTTCTTTTTGTGCGACTTGTCGGTTACATTAAGATATTCATTGTATAGTTGTGCTTTGCTGGTCGTAGAGGTTGTTTTAGATGGATTTTCAACTGTTGTAGGTGTGTTATTAGTTTCTTTCATAAAATAATTTAAAATATTTTTTTTATTTGATTCATTAAAAACATCAACAAATTCTTCCATACCATCTTCTATTAAATTTTCATTATCATAATATTCAACTAATATTGGCAGGGTATTTACGATGTATTTTAATGTATCAGAACATGATTCAATGGATGTAATTTCAGAATTTACGCCGGCGATCATATCGATCAATTGTGATTTTCGATGCATACAATCATTATCGCATTTTTCGGGATTCATTTGCGACAATGATTTCAGTTCATTTTTTAATTTGAGTAATTTAGCTTTTTTGACTGGTAGGAGATCATTCATTTGCGTGAATTTTGCAATATGTTCCGTATGCATTTGGTCGAGTGTTCTTTTTTTGTTGGGAGGCGTAACTTTGGTAGTTTTAGTTTTAACCATCTAATTATATCGTATATATTAAATATATGGTAAACGGACTTTATATTAATTATATTTGTACTGATTTGATAAATAGAGAATAATTATGTTGGAAGATATACATGTTTTAGATAAAATTTAGTTTGTAACTAATTTGAATATAATATAGTTTTTTTCGAATCGCAATGAAATTATAATTTTTTTTCTCACTAATAAGTATTATAATTCAAAATGCCAGGCGCACTTCTCCAATTAGTTGCATATGGTGCTCAAGATGTTTATTTAACAGGTAATCCTCAAATCACATTCTTCAAAATAGTGTACAGACGTCATACTAATTTTGCAGTTGAATCAATTGAACAGTTCTTTAACGGAGCTACCAATTTCTCCAGAAAAAGTACATGCGAAATTTCCAGAAACGGAGATTTGATTACCCAAACATTTTTGAAAGTTATTCTCCCCGAAGTTAGATTTGTCGGAGATTTTTGCAGATTCGGCCATGTTGAATTTGCATGGGTTAGACGTTTAGGGCATGCCATTATTGATGAAACTGAACTTGAAATCGGTGGTGCCCAAATTGATAAACAATATGGTGAATGGTTAAACATTTGGTATGAATTGTCCCACCCAGTTGGACAAGAATCAGGTTATGCCAAAATGATCGGTGATGTCCCAGAATTGACTGAAGTCAGTACATTAAGTTGGGATATTCCAGATAACACTTTACTCAAACCAAATTACACGATGTACATTCCACTTCAATTTTATTTCTGTCGTAACAATGGATTAGCTCTTCCATTGATCGCCCTCCAATATCATCAAGTCAAAATCTACGTCAGATTTAGACCAGCTGATCAATGTTACATTGCCAGTGAAGCCTTCCGATCAGGAATTGATACATTTGAATTGGATGATGCTTCATTATATGTAAACTATGTTTTTCTTGATACTGAAGAACGTAGACGATTCGCGCAAGTTTCGCACGAATATTTGATTGAACAACTTCAGTTTACCGGTGAAGAATCAATCAATAACAGTAACTCCGCAAAATATAAATTAAATTTTAATCATCCATGTAAAGAATTGATCTGGGTCACCAAATTGGGTAATTACCAAGGAGGAAGATTTATGATTTATGATCCATATGATTGGGAATGTGCACGTGAAAAGGCAGCTAAATTGTTGTTACTCGCCCAATACGATTTGGATGAATTCGGTTACTTTAACACTGTCGCAGTTGATCGTAACGATTTAGCATACAACGGAAACAATGGTATTGAATACGTTGGAATCAATCCAGCCAGTCCATCTGAAGAACCATTATACACATTTAATGATTCAGCCACTGCAGCTGAATTTGCAAGTGGACAAAATTTGATTGGACGATTAGCGCCAATCGTACCTCTTCTCAAGAGAGTTAGAGATTGTGATCTTAAAGATAAAGTCGATGGAGTTATCAGAATTTTTACTGATTTTGATAGCGATAATTTGACATATCCAGAAGTTGAAGCCATCACTAGAAATGATTTGACCATTACTGATTTATCAATTCCAATGGAAAAATTTGATTTCGATAATCGAAGCGCATATATTAGATGTTTCGATGTTATTGTTTGGTTACATGACAATTATGGTTTATTGATTGATGGAAGTATCAATCCAGTTACAGAAGTTCAATTACAGTTGAATGGTCAAGATCGTCAATCAAAGAGATCTGGCTTTTGGTATGACACTGTTGAACCATACTTGTATCATACTGATACTCCAAAAGATGGAGTGAATGTGTTCTCGTTTGCGTTAAATCCGGAGGAGCACCAACCATCTGGTACTTGCAATTTTTCAAGAATTGATACCGCTCTTTTGAATCTTTGGTTCTTTGAGTTTGGTAACAATAAATATGCCGATGTGTTTTTGGATAGCGATAATAAAGTGTTGATCTTCGCAGTTAATTACAATGTATTGCGGATCATGAGTGGTATGGGTGGTTTGGCCTACAGTAATTGACGAGTTGTATGGGTAATTTGGGTATTATTTATCGTACTATTTATAATTTTAATTTATTAATTGAAATTATAAAAAATAGAAACATATATCACAAATTAGCGTTCAGGTACACCAGTTACTTTAATATATTTGGGTTTCTTTTTGACATATTCATCAGAAGTTTCTGAATCGAAAAATTTTTTATTTTTAGTATGTTTTGATTTTTTATTAACACGGCCATCAAAAATTTGAGGAATAATTTGTCCATTTTTTGTTACATGAACGATATTATTTTCTGATTTATCATCATCATACGATTCTTCAGCGTCCCAATCATCAATATTTTCATCAAAACTTTCCGTATCATACGACTGTTTTAATTTATTATTAACATCGATTTTAATTTTTTCAGCGTGTTTTTTATCTTTTTCGTCTGCTTTTTTATTGATGGCTTCTGTATTCTTTGTACTCATTGTTTGGATATGTTGTTCTTCACGCCGTTTTTTTTCTTTTACGATTTTTTCATCAGCAGTGAGCTTTAATTTATTATCATTTTTTGTTAAAAAACTGGAGGGTTTCCAACATTTACTCAAATCGTTTATTCTGAAATAATTTTTTTCTGCAATATTGACGCATTGTTTCGTAACTGTTTCGTAATCATAATCTTTTTTTAACATGTTACAAGAATAACAACAGGATTTACAGTTATCTACTTGATATCCTATTTTATTATTTACCCTATCGATACCGTTTTTACGTTCACTAGTTGCCCTTTTTCCGCACAAATAACAATCTTTTTTTACGATATGATCATATTCGTCCTCTGATAAATTAAAATCTTTGTTTCGTCTATGCGCACTCGAAACATACGTATTATATGATCCTCCAGATATATTTGGAAATACTTTATCGTGCAACTTGTAATCATAATCGCTATGCTGTGTTGCAATATGCGAACACATTAAAATAAATGTAGATTCATTCAACGTATTTTTCATCATGTTGCATGTTGTACAACATGGGACAACATTATTTTCAATATATCCGATAGCACTATCTAGCCGATCTATCCCGCCTAAATATTGTTCATCTGTTGCATCACAATAGTAACATTTATCCGTAACGAGTTCTGCAAATAAATATTGATCCAATTCGAACGCTAAATTGGAATATTTGGCTCGACCAATGTATACTTTATATAATGGATCAATATTTGTTCTGTATACCATACGAAATCTTTTAACTAGTTCGGGATTTTTCTTAGCCCATTCTCTATGATTTTCTGCATTTTTTTTTCGGTATGCTTCTGGATTTTCGTTTAATTGTCGAGCTCTATACGTTGTATAATATTTATATATTTTTCCCGGATTATCTTTGCGATATTGTCTACGTGATTCCTTTCTATGGGGTTTCGCGTCATAACGTTTATAATATTCGCGCCGTTCATCAATATTACGATGTCTTTTACTTTCTATCAGCTGTTGCTTATAGAAATGCAGTTTACACAAATTAGAAATATTTCCTGACGATGATACGCCCATATCATCTTTATCATGTATATTATTATTTTTAGCACAGTTATAACATATACGTGTATCACCATCCGCGTTGTTTTGATTTTCATATATTATTACCTGGCGTTTCTCCCTATCATTTTGGCTGGCGATATCTCTGCATCCCTTACATGTTTCATATTCACTATCCGCAGGCAGTTCTGCTTTTCCTTTTAAAACATTAGGACATTTTGTGGTAGATTTGCACCTTCTTTTCCCATCATCTAACTGCTTTCCATGATTTTCGCAATATTTATTCTTGTACACAGGACTTACTTTAGAAGTGCAGGGTTTGCCTTTATTAGGGCCAGACATTATCTTGCCGGCACATTTTATAAGTGTTTTTCTTCGTTTTTCTCGATTTATCGCGGCACGCGCGCAACATGCAGAATCCGCTATAATAATAAACAATAATTTAATCAATTTTTTTTGATAGGTATTTCATATTAAACTGTTTTCATGTGGACATCTTAAAACTTTTAAGATTTTAAGAATCAGATTTATATATGGAAGGTTTCTAGAGCAATACTGTTGCGATCAAAAAGCGGAATCCGAGTTTTTGCTTAGAGGCAAAAACTCGGAGGTAAATTTTTACTTTTAGGCCAAATCTTCAGGCGTTCTAATTTGTATCTAAAAAATGATATTAAAAAAATTTTAAATTGGATAAGTATGAAATAATATTTTATATGTTTTAGAAAACGGAGCGTCACTCTTGAAACCTACCATATCAATTATAATCGCTTAACATATTATTATAATAAAATTATTATAATGATACGTAAAATTAACGATTTCGTTTTGCTCGTCTTCTTTCGACCTCCTGTTGCCCCTCAAAACATCCTTTGCATTTTTCAGATCTGTTACCGTTTTTCATTCGCCCCATATCACCTAGTCTACAATGTTTTCCGCATCTAACACATATAATTATCCCTTTATTGTCTGTAAATCCATTTGTCATTTTCCGTTCGCTTCTACGTTCACAATCACGTTTGTTGATTATAATCGAACAAGATTGGCAAAGAGTACCATTATAACCCTTTGGAAGAGGGGCTTTTACTCCGGGCTGTTGACCAGCACATTTTCGTGTAGATTTACATAACATTTTTCCACTATCGATTGCTGCTTGGTTAACATACACATATTTATGGCGTCCACAATACTTGTTTCCATATTGTTTGCTAGCTTTAGAAGCGCAACATGTACCATCTTTTGTCGTCGCTTGACATACAGCTTCATATTTTTTGGATGGTTGTTTCTTTTCGATCTCTTCTTCAGAATCTTGATCGGTCATGATATTATCGACATCCTCTACATATTTTTTCTTGATTAATCGGTCTGTCGGTTTCTTTTCGATCTCCTCTTCAGAATCTTGATCAGTCATAATATTATTGACATCTTCAACAGATTTTTTTTTGATCAATCGTTTGATTGGTTTCTTTTCAATCGGCATATTTTCTGCATCTTCATCGACGAGTACTTTTTTTTTAAGTGTACGCCTGTCCGTTTTTTCTGTATCTTCATCAATAACAAGATTTTTTTTGATCGTTCTTTTGCTTGGTTTCTCAATAATCATCGCATCTTTATTAATTTTTTGTTTAGTAATATCACTTTTTTTAGTTTCAGAATGACATTCCGCACAATATCTCTTAGTTCTATTTGTTGGTAAAGCTTTTAAACACTTTAGACATTTCTTGGCAGTTTTACTCATTATTTATAATTATTCATATATGAATTATTTTTATATTGCGTATTAAAAAATCAATTTTTTTGATCCATTATGTCACTTAAAAAACCGCCCATTCCTTACAAAATATTGAACCCATTAATTATAACTGTACGTTTGAATGCAACTCAAAAAAATTTGCATACGTTATCTATAAAATATATATTGTGAATGGCTTACTAAGAACTCCAATTTATATCATTCGTATTAAATTTAATAATGACTTTGATGAATCTATCGCAAGAATAATTCCAAATCACATAAAACACATAACTTTTGGAGAAAATTTTAATTATTCGATTAAGAGTAATATATAGCGATATGTTAAATACATATCATTTGGAAAAGGTTTCGATAAACCTATCAAAGGTAATATTCCACCATCAGTCAAATGCCTCACGTTTAGCGAAGATTTTAATAGCTTAACAAATAATTGTATTCCAACATCAGTCACACATCTAACATTTGGCAAAGATTTAACCAACCAGGGACATGATTCCTCGCTCTGTCACGCATTTGACACTTGATAGTCGCTTATCCAGTCTTACTAAAAATTCCTAATTCTATGACCATTTAACATTTGGAGATCGATTTAGAAATTCGATCAAAAATTATATACCTGTATCTGTTACACATTTAGAGTTCGGATGTCATTTTAATCGTTCTCAACTTAAAAACGTTCTCAAAACTATCGCGCACGTAACATTATATATATTCTAAAAAATAGATTTTAACCAACCAGATCTCACCAGTAAAGATGATGTTGTTAACCCAGATGATAGCATCAAACAAAAAATTTTTTCTGCCAAATAATACGTAAAAAAGGAGTCCTGGTAAATTATTTAAGTTTTTTTGGCGCGTGGGTTGGCAAACATAATACATGATTTCATTTTGTTGTAGTTGATATAACGTTATATTTGATGTTCACGTGCCAAAAAAATTGATATTTAAACTCTTAATTTACAATCGATTTAATATATATGATAAACAATATGAAAAAAACTAGACAAATATCAAATAAGACAAACTATATACAACTTTTATCTAAAGATGTCATTTTTGAAATAAGCGAATATCTGACCAATCGCGAAAAAATTTTATTTGCATTTACTTCTAAAAAAATGAATCAAATGAAATGTACATTCGAATATCATGATCCTATACATATCGTTCAGGTATTTGCGAATAAATCCAAAAAAATAGGTACAGCACATTATTATTGTAATGGCATAAATATATATGATTTACCGTACGTTAAAAAATTGAAATATGTTAACTATTGTGCAAACTCAAATGACATACCAGAAATAGTTACTCATTTAGAATTTTCTGAAACTTTTAATGAAAAATTGCAGACATTACCTCCGAATATTACTAATTTAATATTCGGAAAACATTTTAATAAATCAATCAAAAATAAAATACCGTTATCAGTAATCAAATTATGTTTTGGAGAAAATTTTAATAGATCAATTAAGGGTAATATTCCGCCTAATGTAAAACGTTTGTCTTTTGGAGACGAGTTTAATAGGTCAATCGATAAAAATATTCCATCAGGAGTGACGCACTTACATTTTGAAGATAAATTTAATCAATCGATTAAAGGTAATATTCCGTCTAGCGTAACATACTTACATTTTGGACATGGATTTAATCAGCCAATTGAAGATAGTATTCCATTTGGTGTAACATATTTGCGTTTCGGTGATAATTTTAATCAACCAATTAAAGGTAATATTCCGTCAAGTATAATACAACTAGATTTTTGGGGGTTAAATCAATCGATTGAGGGAGCAATACCATCTGGAATAATGAGTTTGGGGTTTGGAAATAAATTTAACCAATCAATCAAAAATAATATTCCGTCATCTGTAACAGATTTGAGTTTTGGATATGAATTTAACCAACCGATCAAAAATAATATTCCGCTTAGTGTGCGAAGTTTATCATTGGGTGGAGACTTTAACCAGCAAGTTAAAGGATGTATACCCAAGTCAGTAAGAAGTCTATCAATCGAAGTTGATGGTTGGTTAAATATATCGTTTGCTGATTTGCCGCGGACACTGAAACATATATCTATATATGGGCGTTTTAATCAACCAATTGATAGTATGTATACACTTAAAATAACATCATTGGATCTTTATTGTGCGATAGGATTTAAACAATCTCTTAAAAAAATACCGCCAACAGTAGTTGAATTGACATTAGGAGAAGTCGATCAACTAATGCTAAATGAAATTCCAAAAACTATTAAATATTTAGACGTTACTATTCCGTGGGATACAAAAAAAAAAGAATATAAATTTCCAAA